CAAGTTATTTTTTGAATAGTATATTTATTAGACCACAGATGTATGGTTCGGGTGAGAGTTTTTAGGAACTCTACCCTCACATTTTATAATCACGGAGTGTATCTATATTTAGGTTAAATAAAAAGGTGTTGTAAAGAAAACCCCCCCACAAAAGAACCAACATCTTTTTATCATTACAGACATTTATCTGGTCCAATAACCTTGTGAGTTAAAGTTTGGTAGAGTTTTAAGTCATTATCTACAATATGGACTAATCTATATTTGAGGCTGATAAGTGAGAAAGGTGTTGTCACTATACTCATCATATCAATTACATCTATACATATAGGGAAATCTAATGAAAGTTCAATAGTTAAGAAAAAAAAATAAAATTATTTCCAATACAAAAAAGAACATTATACTTATTTACAGGGAGTAATATTTTATTACACAGTTTTATTTTTGAGGTCATATATTCACCGTTACTCCCTAATTTGATTTATTTCTTATAATTCCCCCCTGATTTCGCCCATTTTTCAGGGGGGTTTTTATTGTCAAATGGTTTTATTTTATTATATTTATATGTATGTCGTGTAGTAGATGTAAGAAAAAAAAGATTGTTAATAATCTTGATTCACCTGACCACATTAAAGTTGCGAAGGAGATTTATAATGATGTAATCCTAAAAGGAGAACCATTCAATGATTTGGATAAAATTGAGATATACAGAGCATACGAATCACTATATCCCAATTCATCATCAAAACCGTCTATTGATGACGCAATAAATAAAATTAAAATAGGAATAGAAGTATATGGCACTAAATACAAGCGATAAATACATTAAAGGGTGGCACCCTCGTAAACAATCAGATGGTTCAACCAAATGGTTTCAATACAAAGCAATACAATTACATGCTGATGCTTATGAGATATTCTCCGAAGCAAAGAATAAAACAAATATGACATATTCAGAATATGTAAAATATTTGGTTGAGTTAGACAAAGCAAGAATATGAAAAGAGGTAGAAAACCTTTCTCTATTGAACTTTTAGTGGAGAGGGGTAGGTTTCCCACCGATTGGAAAAAGAAACTCTTGGAGATTGGAATGAACGGGGGAAATCAGACAGATATGATATTACTATTGAATGTTTCACGTGGAACTTTTTATAGATTGATGGAACGTTCATCAGATTTTTTGAATACCGTCAATAGAGCAATGGAATATTCCGAACAATGGTGGTATAACATCGCAAAGACAGAATGGATAAAAGGGAACTCAAAATCCATTAATTCAAACCATTGGTCCTTAATAATGAGAAATCAATTTGGTGATAGATGGAGTGATAGAAAAGAACACGACATCACATCAAAGGGAGATAAAATAAATAATGACAATAATATCAATGTGGAGATAATTAAAACAAAAGATGATGAGGACAAGGATAATAATAACTGATACTGATGAAGTGGAACCAATATACGAGTGGATATGAATAAACAATTAATATTAGGGGACTGTATAGAGGTCCTAAAAACATTACCAGATAATTCAATAGATAGTGTTGTCACGGACCCACCATATCATTTGACATCAGTAGTTAAAAGATTTGGAAAACCTGGTTCAGCACCAGCGAAAGATAAAGATGGATTATTCAAAAGACAGTCCAAAGGATTTATGGGTCAAGAATGGGACGGAGGAGATATTGCGTTCAGGACCGAAGTATGGGAGGAATGTTTAAGAGTATTAAAACCTGGTGGTCATCTACTTGCGTTTTCAGCATCAAGAAATTACCACAGAATGGGGGTTGCGATTGAGGACGCAGGGTTTGAGATTAGAGACCAACTACAATGGATTTATGGTTCAGGATTCCCGAAATCACATAACATCGGGAAAGCGGTGGATAAGAAACTTGGTAATGAACGAAAGGTTGTTGGTGAGAACCCCAATCACAGAACCAGTAGTGCGTTGTATGAACTTGGATTTCAAGATGGAAAAGGGGACGGACAAATCACCAAAGGAAACTCTGAATGGGAAGGTTGGGGAACCGCATTAAAACCAGCACACGAACCGATTGTAATGGCAAGAAAACCATTATCAGAAAAGACCATTGTGGGTAATGTATTAGAATGGGGGACTGGTGGAATAAACATAGATGAAAGTAGAATACCTTTAAACACAGATGGTAGATTTCCAGCAAACATCATATTGAGTGAGGAAGCGGCAGAAAACCTTGACCAACATACAGGAGCACTAAAAGGAGATAGTCCAAATAGGAAACCAAGAAATGGGGGACACAGAGAAAAATATGTTGGAACGGATAATAACGATAAGAAACAAGATGTAATCTCTGATAAGACATTCACCGATAGTCATTTGGGAGCATCAAAGTTTTTTTATGTAGCGAAACCCTCAAAGAAGGAAAAGGACTTGGGAATAGATAAGAACAACCACCCAACAGTCAAACCAATTAAACTCATGGAATATCTAATCAAACTTGTTACACCAAAAGGGGGAACAACCCTTGACCCATTTATGGGAAGTGGAACCACAGGAATCGCAGCACTTACAAATGGATTTAACTTTATCGGAATTGAGATGGGTGAGGAATATATGGACATAGCAGAACAAAGAATAAATGCTTGGACCAAAGAGATACAAACCAAAATGGATATATGAATATAAAGACCACAGAGATATATGAAGTATTGGAAAGTAATATTGATAAAAGGTTATTGATATTTCAAGGGTCAGCACGTTCAGGGAAGACCTACAACATTATTTTGTGGTTGGTGATATACTTACTCCAAACACCAAACAAAACTCTCTCTATCGTCAGGAAAACACTACCAGCAATCAAAGGGTCAGTATTAAGGGACCTGAAAGAAATATTGGAAATGTTAAATCAATATGATGGGAATAGATGGAAAAAACAAGAGGGGTATTTTGAATTACCAAATGGTTCAGTTATAGAGTGGTTCTCAACAGACGAGGAGCAAAAGTTAAGAGGAAGGAAAAGACAAATATTATTCATCAACGAAGCGAACGAAATATCAAGAGATGAGTATGTTCAACTTGCAATCAGAACGACAGAAAAGATTATATTAGATTATAACCCCTCTGATTTATATTCATACATCTATGATTTATTGGAAACAGAAGATGATGTATATTTCCACAAATCAACATACAAAGACAATCCATTCTTATCAGATGAGATTGTCAAAGAGATTGAATCACTAAAAGACAAAGATGAAAACTTATGGAGGGTATTCGGATTGGGAGAAAGGGGTATTGCGACCAATTCGGTATTCTCCAAATATGAAGTATTAAAAGATGAGGATTTCCCAAAAGATGGGGGAATAAAAATAAGAGCACTGGATTTTGGATTTAACGACCCCACAGCAATTATTGAATGTAGAATAATCAATGACAATTTATACGTCAAAGAATTATTATACTCACAAGGTTTAACCGCAGAGGATTTGGTTTATAAAATAGAACAAATCAATATGGACCGAACAGATGATTTATGGTGTGACAACGCACGACCTGAAATGATACAGGACCTGAAAAGAAAAAGAATAAATGCAAAACCTGTAATTAAGAATACAATATTACATGGAATAGATTTAATAAAAAGACATAAGGTTTATATTCACGAGGACAGCAAGAATACAATCAATGAGTTCAAAGAATATAAATGGAAAACAGATAAGGACGGACGTATATTGGACGCACCTGTGGACTTAAATAACCATAGTATAGATTGTGTCAGGTATTGTCTTGAAATGTCAAATAAACCAAAAGGAAAAATAAAAATATTATAATGGAAATACAATTAGATGATAGGGTGATTGAAGTAAAACCCCAAATGACAATTCGTCAGTATCAAAAGTTAAAAGACAATGAGGAATTGTTTAGAAGTGATAAGGGAGAATTACTTGCGATGTATTTGGGTATATCCCTATATGAGTTAAAGGACCTACCAACAGAACAGGTTAAGTTTGTTGAAACATACATCACCCAACAGATGTTTGAGAATAAGATAAAAGATGAAACACATTTTATGTTTCAACACGAAGGGGTGACTTATGGATTGGAAACAGAATGGAATAAACTGCCGTGGGGAGCATGGGTTGATTTGGAAGTATATTCATCAAAGGAGATTGAGAAACACATACACAAGATTATGGCAATCCTATATCGTCCTGTTGAATCAACGGATAAGAAAAACAATTACAAGTTGGTTAAATACAAATCAGAACAGGTTGATGAAAGAGCAGAATTGTTCTTGGATTTACCCATTCAATATTGGTTTGGAGCAGCAAGTTTTTTTTTTCTCGTAGGTCAAATGTATATGAGAAATATCAAGAGTTCTTTGAGTATGAAGATAAAGTTAAACAAGATGATAAAGAGGGGGTGGAAGATACTCCCGAAGTGGATAAAACGCAAACTACCATTAGATTCTATTTTGGTCTCACCTATCAACTTGCGTCAGAGGACATCACCAAGTTCAGTCAAATAGAGGAACTTCCCCTATATTTATGTTTATCAACCGCATCATATAAAAAAGAACAATACCTAAAACAGAAAGAGGAATTGGAAAAAGCAAAAAGACAAATTAAATGAACCAAGACGTAACACTATATAGAATTATTAAGTTATTTGAGGATTATCAACAATCACAAACAAACATTGGATTAAATGGATTTGGTTATGGTAATCTAATAGATTTCGGTCAGAACTTAACAGGTGGAACACAAACACAATATCCATTTATGTTTGTAACCCCACAGAACATTTCATACGATGAGAATATAACGACATACACAATGTCAATTATCTTTGCGGATAGATTGAATGACGACAAATCAAATATGGTTGATGTTCAATCAGATATGTCAATTCAAGCAAAGAGATTAATGGGTTGGGTTAAAAGGGGAATGGATAAAACCCCTGACCTGTTTGACAATATGGATATAAACCTACCAACAGCAGGTATTCCATTCTTGGAAAGATTTAATGATTATGTTGGTGGTATTGCGATTGATTTGGAAGTGGTAGTTCAAGAGAGCATTGATAGTTGTTCTTATTACCCAACAGAAATACCTGAACCAATTACATTTTATATTTATCCTTATAATTTTCAATCAACCAATCAAGATAAGTCATATTGGTATAATGTGTTCCCCGATTTATTAATTACAAATGAAAGAACAGGGGACGTAACAAGAGTTAAAAGCACAACATTCTCTGATGATTCAAATTGTGACATTTATCCAACACGTGCGACAGGTGACACAACCGCAATACAATTTATTACAGGTTCAACAGATGTGATTAGAGTAGAATACGACCAAACACAAGTTCAAGATTATGGATATTATCCAATAAAACAAAGTAACTTTTTTAGTGGATTAACTTATAGTAATTTTGGTCCATCACCTGTTCCTGCTATACCTAATTCTTATGGTTATACAAGGACTGAATATAGAAACGATGGCAGTGTGTCAGTAACAGATAATCAATTACTAATAACAAATAATTTTGGTAATCCATTACCTGTTGGTTTTGGTTTGACAGGTGATACAATACCGATGTATAAAGATAATCTATATGGATATACCGCATCAACATTTAATGACGCTTGTAATTTTGTTAATGGTTCAAACACTAATTTATATTTAACATATCCAGAGGGTGATTTTTGGAATTATAGTGGAGATACATTAGATTTTTCAATGACAGAATGTATTAAAACAAGACAAGGTCAAGATTTTTATGTATCAAAACTTGATGGAGGAATAACACACATCGCAAGTGGAAACACTTGGGGTTACTTAACATATCTTGGAACATGCCCGTAAGTCCAGAGTTTGATATAATTGCAGATTACCTACAAGAGGGGTTGGTTACAGAACTTCAAGTTAGAAGACCTGCGAGAACTTATGGAGGATTACCAAAACCTGTATCAGGAAAGTTTCCAACACCATTCTCCCCACCCATAGCGTCGGGTAATTTAATAAAGAAAATAAAAGTTTATTGGACCGAAGGAATATTTGAGGGGACACCTGAACTCGTTGTTGAGATGCCTGATTATTATTTCTTTGTTGATGCAGGTAGAAGACCTGGTAGATTTCCACCATTAAATGCTATTGATAGGTGGGCAGTTCAAAAACAAGGATTAACAAATATTAGAAATGAAAAAGGACAATTCATACCAAGAAAATCTCAGGTATTCTTATATGCTCGGTCTATTGCTCAGTTTGGATTTGCAGGAACAAACTTTATCCAAAAGACCATTGACAAAATCCTTCCTGATTTGGAGAACCAAATCGGAAATGCTGCTGCTGAATACCTACAAGAATTAATAGACGATAATAGATTAATAATATTACCACAAGATTAAGATGAGTATAAATATATTAAAAACACCACCCAATTTCCAACCTGTATTAACCAATGGGTTATTTTATCAGGTGTCAGCAGATACAACGGACCGATACAAGTTCAGATATACCTATGACATTTACGTGGAAGGAAATAAAATATTTCAGGGTAAATCAACACCTAATCCATACGATTATGGAATCATTGATGTATCAAGGGTATTGAAAACCTATACAGAGAATAACCCAATTTCTGTGTGGGATACAACCAATATCTACACCCATAAAACATTTCCATTCTCTCGTCCTTATGAAGATGAGGTGATAAATTACCAAGTGTATTTTGGATATGAATATGCGAACTCACCATTATTACCTGTAACAGGATTTACAGGAATAAGTGGTTCAACAGGAGACCCTGGAATATCAACAGAACTTAAAAAGGTTTTCCATTCAACAATGGGGGTTAATGGTAGGTCCAATCAACAGGACTTTGATATGGGTCCATTTGTATTGTCAGGAACTCCTACGGGGGTCTCTCCGACAACATCAGGACTTTACCTTACCAACTCACCAAGAATTAGAAATATTCAATCCAGTGAGTGGTATACCCTGTCATTTACGAATTACTACTTGGATAAGACAACCATATCAGAACCTTATTACGTTGAGTATAAGTTTTATGATGAAAATGGTAGTCAGATTACAGCAACCACAGTTGACAATATAACCACAAATGGTGGAGGACCAAGAACAGATTGTTTGGACGTTTATCAAGAACTACCATTCATAATACCAAGTGGGGGAACTGATTATAATACATTATACGTTGGAGCGGGTCCTAAAAACCTTGAACCAATTTTACCATCAGGTGCCACATCATATACGGTTCAATTATATGGTAAGTTCACAGGAACAACAACACCAATTCTACCTACACCAACTCCGACACCTACACCATCATCAACACCTATACCTTGTGTTTGTGTTGAATACTTTGTTTATAACAATGGATTGGAAGCACAAGGAATATTCACATATAACGATTGTAGTAGAAGTCAGAATGTATTGGTATTAAATCCTGGTGACGTTTATTATGTATGTGCTTGTCAGGGTGAATGGACCATTGAAGGTTCATTGATTGTGATAGAGGAAGGAGCATGTCCTACACCATCACCAACTCCGACAGGAACACCAACACCTACACCAACCCCAAGTGGATAAAAATAATAAAGAAAAATAAAATGATACAACCACAACCAGTTCCAACCACATATACATTAGGAAATTGCACAGGATATACACCTGTGAGTGAGGTATTTCAATTTAACATTGAACCCATCTGTAATAGAGCAGGTCAAGATATACAACGTCAATTAATGTTTAAGAACAGATATGGACATTATGATTATTATACCTTCACAGCAGGTAAATCAGAGGGTTTATCCATAGACAGACAAACCTTCAAATCTTGGAATGTAGATTGGGGGGGAACATCACCCTCAATGCAAAAGTATTCAAGAGGTGTAACAGATTTCCAAGTATCAATGGTGGAAACACACGTAATCAATTCAGGGTTCTTAAATCAACCTGATTTTATGTATTTGGAAGAATTATACACATCATCAGAAGTTTATGTGATAGAAAAAGACGGAGAGTTAAGACCCATCAATATTGTTAATACAGAGTTTGTTAGAAAAAATAAAGGAAACAAAGATATAACAAATATTGAATTAACCTACGTTTATAGTAATAATTTAAGATTGTTAGGAAAATAATATGAATACTCAATTACTTGTCTTATTAGATGGAGAATGGAAGAGATTGGATATTTACGAAGATATACCCATTTCTGTTGTTATACAACAATTAGATTTGAATGTATTGGACCAAAGAAAATCAAACTATTCAAAACAATTTGTAATACCAAACACCCATAACAACGCAAACGTCCTTGAACACTATTTTGAAATTAATGGTATTGATTTCAACCCATTACAAAAAATAGAAGCAGTCGTTCAATACAGAGGTGAGGATATATTCAGGGGATTTATGAGATTGTCAGCAGTGATTAACAATCCCAATTATACGGACTATGAAGTTTATATTTTAGGACAGGTAGGAGATTTCACATCTAACATTAGAGATTTATCACTCCAAGACATCAACTGGGGTGATTTACAACACGAACTCACCTATGATAATATCGTATCATCGTGGGAAGCGAGATATGACACCACAGGGGGTTTATTTGAAGGGAAGGTATTATACCCGATGATTAACTATGGATTACCTTATGACAATAATAACAATCCTGCGTTCACGTATAACTTTACAGGTTCAACTTCTTTTAGTGGTTCAGCAAACCCTGTTCCTGAGTTTGTATGGAAACCAGCAGTTAGATTAAAAGAGGTAGTTGATAGAATATTTGATTTAACAGATTATAATGTTGTATCAGAGTTTTTTGAAACAAATTACTTTAAGTCCATTTATATGGACACATTTCAAAATGGTAAGTTAGGTGTAGAAACCGCAGACCAAGTTAGTAATCAAAACATATTCAAAGCATATACCCGTCCTGTTCACATAATATCAAGAAACGCAGGAAAACAAGCAGATTTCCCAATAAGAAGTATTCAACCTGATGGTTATGACCCATTGAATAATTTGGTGTTTAGTGATTCTCGCACTTTATTACCTGACGACAATCCAAACGGTGCATACTTCCGTGTTCCTTATCCAGGTCAATATGGTTTTAATGTTAGGTTTAGTTATGACAATAATGATGAAACAGCAGTTGGAGCCGTATTAAAGTTTCAAGTAATAGTTAGAAAATCACCAACACTTGAAGGATTAGATACAGGAACCATTGTCGCATCATCAAGAGTTTATGAAGTAGAAAACGATTATTATTCAACAGGAGATGTAGATTTTTACCCATCGTTTAATTGTAATACAGGTGATTATGTAAAAGTATTCATCAGGGTTACAGAGAACAAATCAAACTTTTTTGCATCAGGGGGTAAAGTATTAAGAATAAAACCATTTTATAGTAATGGTGTTTCAACACTGGCTCCGATGTGGGATTTATATTCATCACCAACATTGGAAGGGACAAAAATTGTAGATTTCAAGATAGGATTACCTGACACAAGTTGTGTGGATTTCTTAAAGGGATTGGTTAAGATGTTTAACCTTGTTGTGGTTCAAAATGAACCTGACAGGACCATAACGATGGAACCATTTAATTGGTATTTTAATGAGGAGGACAGAGTAGAAAAAGATTTTACAGATAAATTAGATTTGAACTCAACATATAGGATTTCACCATTGTCATTTGATTTATCAAAAGAATTAAACTTTACCTACACATCAGGAGGTGAAGAATACTTAAATAAATTATTTGAAGATAGATTTGGTTATGTTTATGGTAGAACCAAGTTCATATCAACAAACAATATGTTCACAGGAGAACAAAC